TGCCTCCACAATTCTGAGATTGCCCACTTGCGAGCGAAAATCCGTTTGCGATAATGGGCTGCATAACTGAATAGAGCCTCGACCGACAGTGCCTGACGCTGATCGATCACGAGAGCGGACTTCCGCGAACTCCCCGAGAGCACGCTGGCCCGATGCGTACTTAGACCTTCCGCATTTTGCTGCGTGTTTTCTTTTATACACGCAAGGAGTTTGAATGAACGACAATCAAAAATATGGAGTTGACAGTCCAGAGTATGCGAATGCATACCAAACTTATGTCTTGCGTGGACACAAATATTTGAGCGATGCTGAGTTGCGCGTGCTGAACATCGGCACTGGCGGATCTCTGCTCTCTCCAACAGGTTGGGCGAAGTCTTTAGAACATGAAATTGACGAGGACACAATTCTCAGTCGTGTTCAAAAGGTAGAGAGTGCAACTAATTTTGTGGCTCAAATCTATCAAAATGACATCACTGTTCAAACTGGAGTCGCTGAACAATCAGTTGGAACTTTGCAGAGTCCGACATTCAATCGACCATATCAAGGCAATTCAGGAACAACTCAATACACGTTTAGCCTGAACAAAATTACGGTCGGCGTTCGGGTGTCAAATGAATTGCTGTCGGATACGAACGCAGCGGCAAGCATTGAGACATGGCTGCAAAGGGAAATCATTGGTGCTCTTATCGGCAAGGTAAACAATCAAATCTTAATCGGTGCTGGAAGCACCGAATGTCAAGGCGCATGGGGAACTGCAAAGACCAATTCACGCACGGCATCCACAGGTGTTGCGACTACGAACACCATGAAGGATGTACTCAGCGCGGCTTGGGGTTCTACGAACTCCGTTCTTGAGCCGATCACATACGAATCATGGAAGAACTGTCTCGCTGTCATCAACAGTCGCACGCTCGGATCATGGGATCCGTCAGCGTTTCCGCTCCTGTTTCCAACATTCGCGGGTTCGATGGCAAAAGGTACGACTGTTGAAGGTCTTCCACTGGTCTACGCACGATTGGCTGCGACGACTCCTGCAAGTGGTGACACGATTGCAATGTTCTTTGATCCAACAAAATATCTATTGGTAACTAATCCTGGCTCTTTCCAAGTTGCTCGTTATAGCGAAGTCTACGCAGACACTAACGAGACGCTCATTTTGGGAACAGTTCGGGCAGACGGTTGCTTGCTTAACACTTCGGGCGTGCTCAATGTAACACGCTCTTAAAACTTTCTCACAGACATTCATCGCCAAGCGTGCGTGTCTGTTACCTCAGCGTTGAGGTGATCGACTCTCGCTTGGCACTACAAGAAGGATTTTTACTATGGCAAACGACGGATACAAACAAATTTGTGAAAAGATGGGACAGGTCTATAACGAGATGAGTGCTCTCGTGAATGCGGCCAATGCTTCAGAGGATGGCATGTTGCCAGAAATGGAATCAAAGTATTCCAGTCTCAAAAAGCAATACGCAAATCTCGAAGCACAGCGCACACGCAATCAGGAACTGATGGGCATGGACAAGACCGTGACTCCAGCCGCTCCTGAAGTTCGTATGAGCGAGCGTACTTTTGAAAACACCGCCAAGAAGCAGATTGCAGCAATCGAGCATCGCTCATCAGAGCAATATCGTGACGCTTTCAATTCATACTTGGCGCGTGGTGAGCATACCAACCCAATGGAATTGCGCGTATTGAACGAAGGTACTGGTGGTGCTTATTTGATGCCAATCGAGTACGACGCGGCCATGACGGCGAAGATCCAGACGATGACTTGCCTGCGCAATTTGTCTCGCAAATTGGATATTGGGTCATTTTCTCGTGAGTTCGTTTACGAAGGCACGACAGCGACGGCCTACTGGCCAGGCGAGGCTACTGCCCCGACTGAAGCAGTGCCAACATTCGACAAGATCACTTTGACACCAAAGCGATTGAGTGCGATCGTTCGCATCTCGAATGAACTTGTTGAGGATACGACTGCTCGCGGAAACATGAGCGTCGCATCAATCATGCAAGAACAATTTGCTCGCGTGTTTGCTCAGACTGAAGAAGCGGCTCTCTTGCCTCACACTAATGTGAGCGGTGCGCCTACTTCTTTGTTCAACACATCAAGTCTGCCAACCAGCGCGGCGGGTGCTTCAACCATCACAGCGCAACAGATCATTGATTGGGTCTATTCATTGCCTCGTCAATATCGCGTACATCCATCCTGTGCGATGATCGTGGCTGATTCAACTCTCGCAGCATTGCGTGCGTTGACTACTCCAGTAACGACCACCACAAGTGGTGCGGCTGCTCCTGCGTACTTCTGGCAAAACGGATACCAAAACGGCGGAAGCGGTTCTGCTCCTGAACCAGATCGAATCTTGGGCATTCCTGTGTACACATCCGCTGCGGTTAATGCTCTTGCCACTGGCAAGTTTGTTGGTCTGCTCGGTGCGTTCGATTACTGCTTGTTTGCAAGCGCGCAAAATTACGAAGTGAAGGTGCTTCGTGAACTTTACGCGGCGACAAATGAGATTGGAATTGTGGCCAACAGCCGTATCGATTCCAAACTGCTTTTGCCGACACTCGCTTTCGTTGCGCTCAAGTGCGCCTAATCACTGAACTGAATTGAAATCACCCTCGGCTCGCAGAAATGCGAGTCGAGGATTTATGGCAAAGGTGCGAATGATTCATACTGCGGCTGACGGCAAGAATATATTTCTTGCTGGCGATGTCCACGATGTTCCTGATGCCATCGCCACCGATTGGGTTGTTGGCGGTGTCGCTGAGTGGGCGCAGGATGAAGTGCGCTGCTGCACTAAAGCAGTGCCATGCAAAGCCGTGAAGAAGGGAGCGACTCCGCGATGAAGGGAAACGCATACATCCCATTCATGCGATCTCGCGGCGACGGCTCTACGCTGAATTTGGATTTCACAGGTGGCTCTTTGGATCCTCGCGTGGTGCTGACACGATCAGCGGCCACGGCGACCTACATCAATTCTTCGGGCTATGTTGCCAGCGCGGCGGTGAATGAAGCGCGATTCGATTATGACCCGACGACGCTTGCGGCGAAGGGGTTGTTGATTGAGGGTAGTGCGATAAATCTGCTTAAATATTCCGTGTACGCAGACACGAATTGGCTTGTGGTTGGTGGATATTCCAAGTCTTATACCACAGTAACTAGCCCTGCAAATGATTCAACCGCAGCAAAGGTAACTTTTTCAGCAACGGGGCATGGTTTATATAGCAACGGATCTTTAATGGGATACACCAATTCTGTTGGTTCTGTTTACACATGGAGCGCATGGATTCGCGCTACGGTCAATACCACAAATCTAAATATAAGACTTGGAGATTCAAACGCTACGCTTCCTGCAAATACTGCAATAACTACTACATGGACTCGCTACAGTTATTCATATACAGCGACAAGCAATAGCGGCCCATATTTAGCAAGCGCATCGGGAACAGCCACAGGCGAGTTTGAAATGTGGGGCTTTCAATTAGAGATAGGCACAGGTGCAAGTTCCTACATTCCTACTGTTGCAAGCCAAGTAACACGCAACCCCGATCTCGCATTGATGACCAGCACCAACTTCTCAAGTTGGTTCACGGGCGGAACAACAGGCACATTCTTTGTGGATTGGCACGGCGGCATTCGCGGGATTACTTCAACTGTGCGTAGCGTGATTTCCACTAGCGATCAAACGACAAAGCACCTGCACTTGCAACAGGCAAGCGCGGCGGGCGTGTTGAAGGTTGCGGATTTCGGCGCGGCTAATAGCGTTTCAACTGCCAACACAATCACAAGCGGCGCGCGAACTAAAGGCGCATTTAACTTTGTCGGGTCAACATCGACCGTGAATCTGTGCTTGAACGGTGGAACTGTTGCGACATCGACAGCGATTGCGTTCAGCGTCGCTCCGACTTGGCTTGTGCTTGGTGGAACCAGCACCGATGGATCAACGCTCACAGATTTGACCACCGTTTTAAACGGCAGCATTCGCCAAATTAAGTATTACCCAACTGCGCTCACAAGCGCACAACTGATTGCGATGACAACATGATCGACTATTTCCTACGCACATCGACCAAGTCGAATATGGAATCGTGCTTAATTGCGGCGGGTGTGGCAACCCGCAACGCCAGCGGCGACATCATCGGGCAATGGGACGGTGGCCGCGTGGATATTGATTTCATCGGCTCTATTTATTTTGAGGGTGATGTAGTCGACTCACGCTATCACGCCAACCTTCGGGTCTGCGGTGACCTCCTATCGCAAGACCAACTAGATGAACTCCCAATTATTCCCGCACCGTCAACTCCGATGAGGGTTTTTGCATGAGAGTCAACACCACGATCACAACCGCTCCGAGTTTCGAGCCGATATCAACGGCGCAGGCCAAGGCGCACCTTCGAATATTTCATTCTCTAGACGACACCTACATTCAAGCAAGCACTGGCGGGTCAACATCAGTCATCACGACAGCCCGCATGATGATCGAGAACTATTGCGGAATCGCAATTCCCAACACGACATTCACATCGGTCTATGACTCGTTCCCACAGAACACGCCAGTGCAAGGCTCGAGCAACGAGATGTACAACGGCTCGGGCTACGAGATCGCCTTGCCGCGCTCGCCACTGGTCAGCGTGACGAGCGTGCAATATGTCGACACCGACGGCAACACGCAGACTCTGTCATCGTCAACCGATTACACCGTGAAGTCATACAACGGCATTGGACGCATCCAGCTGCTCGACGGAAAGACATGGCCGTCACTCGTCAGCGGCGGCGCGGGAGTCGTCACAGTTGTCTATGTTGCTGGTCACGGCTCCACTGCAACTGCGATCCCGATTGCGCTGAAGCACGCCATCTTGATGCAGTGCTCGACGCTATATGACTATCGATCCACGCTTGCACCGGGACAGCAGTACGAAGTGCCCGGCACGATCAAGGCTCTCATCGCTCAGTACAAGAGCGGAGAATATCAATGAACAGCGGCATGATGCGAACTCCGATGATCATCGGCGCACGCACACAGACTCTGACTTCATTTGGCACACCGACCTACACCTACACCGCTGGCGACACCATATTCGGCGAGATCAAGGACTCGAGCGCGGTGGAAAAGACAAACCACATGGCTCTCAGTCAGGTCGTGACGCATCAGATCACAACCAACTTCTACCCGGGCATCAAGCCATTCGACCGCTTCACAGCAAGTCTTAGTCGCGGCACGAATGGCACGACGATTAGCACCACATTCGAGATCGTCTCCATCGTCGACTACAAGTCAGCTGGTCACACGCTCACAATGCAGTGTCGAGAGGTGCAGTGATGGCAATTCGCAGAGATGTTCAAGGATTCAAGCAGTTCCGAGACACCATGCACAAGTTGGCTGTGGATGATCTTGTGCAAATTCTGTTTCGTGCTGAGAAGAAAGCGATGGAGCCAATGCGCATCACGGCCGCACGCTACTACGCAACAAAGGTAGGCGCATGGGACGGCAAACAGACCGAGGCTCAAGCGTCATGGCGTTGGGCTGGCGGTTGGACGAGCGGTTGGACTGGCAAGCGCGTCAAGGGCAAGCGAGATGTAGTGCATCCGCAAGGCGAGAGCCGCATGCTGATCGCTAAAAATATTCTAAAGAACACCATCAAGCCACGAGTTCTTCGAGACGGTCGTTCAGTATGGGCGAAAATTTTTGGATCGACGCAGAACAGCTGGCTTATCGAGTTCGGTCGCTACAAGGATCCTGCGCGAGCGTTCAAGGGTTGGCAGATTTTCATGCAAGTATTTAACCAACTTGCATTCAGCGTTGAGGGATCATTGCGTGAAGAAGTTCGCGCTGGCTTGAAGCGATGGGAAAATGCCATCGCTCGAAAGTTAAAGAATCCATGAAATTTGTCGAAGCAATCCATCTTGCTTTGCAGCAGGCTCCGACCGTGATCACGGCTCTCGGGTCTTCGACCAAGATCTTTCAATCGTTCGTCACGCCAGCGACCCCAATGCCGTTCATCGTCGTGAGTTCGCAAAGCGATGACACTGCGAGTCCGACACTTGTTGGTGCAGATCGCCTGCGAGTCGCCACAGTCACTGTCGACTGCGTGCATTCATCGCTCGTATCTGCGGCCAACATTGCCGACCATGTGCGGGTCGATCTCTACGCGGCGAGTGGAACACTGGCGACCTCGACGAACAGCCCGATGACGATCCAAAGCATCCGCATCGATGGCACGAATCTCAATTACGACCTTGGCGGCGAAGGAACCGAACTCGGTGCTTTCGTTTGCAGCGTGACTCTGAAAATTTATTACATCGCATCGGCTCCATCTCCAGTCGCGTTGACTGACGGATCGCAGCCATAACACAGAAAGAATAATCACATGGCAGCAACAATTTCATACAGTACAACAATCAAAATCGGGGCAGTCGGGGCAGCCGATGCCTACGCATCTCCAACCGCAATCGCTGCAATCGGCGAAATCACATCGCTTTCATTTGATGGAGTGGCTCAATCATCATTAGAAGTGACATCAATTTCTGATGCAGTAAA